ATACCCCAAACAGAGAGTACTACACGTTTAGGTCATTATTGATTCTCAACAATCCGAAATATGTGGTTGAATTTTAACATCCTCTACCACCAACAGATGTGTGACTCAATTTAGGGTTTAGTCACCTTTCCACCTCAACAACGGACTTCTGTTCCTAGGTATATGTCCTGACCGACCCGCGGTAAACGGAGCCTTAGGCTGCGTAAACCTCTTCAGTGCGGAGTAAACCGACTGCCTGAAGTTTTGCGAAAGTTTCGCCGTTTGTGTTTTGTAACCATGTATTAAAGTGATAGGTAACCTCTCACTACGTGCACTCTGTGCCTGACTGTACCAGTCAAATCCAAAAACGCCCCCATATTTTCAAAGAACACTACAAAGATAAATACTTTTATTTAAATAAACAACTCACCACCTAACATTTACTACAGAATAATACCGATTTTTTTCTTGGTTGTATAGTACTGAGACTGCAATATAGTGGTAGTCTTCATCAGTTAAAATTTTCCAGTGTAAAGGACTATTCTTATACTGAATAAAAAATTGTGACACTTCTCCAATATCAGACCTACTATTATATGCACAACACTCACCTACACCACCAATACCGACTCTATTACTCCTATTTCTTAAACTGTTATAACCTTCACCGTGACTAATCTTACCTGATTGTACTTGACTTTCATTCCAAGGAACTGTCAATAGTGATTGCATGTCATAATCGTACTCTAATTCACTAATTCCATGATTTCGTCTCCATTCATTTAATGTATTTACAAAACGTTTCTCCATTTCCCAACAAATAGAATCAATGTTACTGATGTTTGGTATCAAATCTTTACAATCAATTTCAATTAAGTTCCCATTAAGGTCTTCTACAAAACAAGTTTCTACTAATGTAAATCCTTGGGAGTATGCGGTTAGAAAAATTATAAATAATGGGATAGTAAGTAGTTTTTTCATATTATGAATATATGAATTTTTTTTCGTTAAACCAAATACTTATAAAAAATATTTTTTGAAATTCTTAAATTTACTACTTGGGGATAAAAAGGAACGACTAATGGATAAGTACCATGGTCAACTCGTGTCAAAAGATATTAGACTATTAACAACACCTCCTGATACAATAATAGAAGAAAATTAATAACTTAAATCTTAGGTATTACTCGAACCTCATTACAAGGGTCAAAAGTACCTAATTCTCTAAATGTCGGTTTGTTAAAACCACTATTATTTTTAAATGGTTCCTTAGGTCCGTATACGACTCTATTATTTCCATCTTCTTCTTCAACAATAGCACAAACTAATGGAGCGTCTCCATGCATTTCACCATTTTTTCTAAGTGCACCATCAGTACCTTGCATGGATATTGTTATCTCACCTGACTCACTTCTTTTAGCAATTTCTTCTATTTCTGAAGATGGAACATCAAAAATAGTATATACACGAGCACCGCTACGTATTGGTCCACGATATCCCGGTTCATCTTTACCTAAACTAGCTTCACGACTATCAAAAATGCGACGATTTCCTTTATCATTATTCATATTAGAAATACCTATTTTAACCCCATTTAAAAATATATCATAAGTAGCATAGTTACATGTGTGGCTGGACCTTGAATTTTTAAACTCAATTCCTGCGAGGTTAATTGATTCTGGGAAATAACCAATAATTATTTTAAGACCATCGGCACAACTAATTATGTCTTCTTCGGGTTCCTCTTCTTCACCTTTTGTTAATTGTACAGTGCCCTGCACTTTAACATATTGTCCTGCTGCAGGATAATTTTTAGTGTCTCTTTTTTCGTCGATACAACCACCAGTATCTCTAATGATAGATATTATGTTTTCTGGTTTAACATTAGGATTAACTTTGAATCCTACTGAATCCCCATTATTAATAATAAAATTAACCATACTACTCCATCTACTATTCGCATATCCTAAGTTTTTATCCCAGTCAGGACTACCTTTTCCTGGTAAACTGTCATAAGGTGGTTGTTCTAATGCTTCTGTAGAAAATGGTTTACCGTATTTATCGTTAGTTGGTTTAAGAGAACCTCCTAAATAGTTACTTGCACTTCCTTCAATATCAGATATATTAATTATTTTAGCAAACTGTAAACCTTCATTTTCTAATCCTCTTTTTTTGATTTGTGCGTCAATACTTTTTTTAAGTTTACTTAATGCGGACCTGTAACCTTCATCAGTAGATTCTGTAGCTGAGAAATATGCCGTTAAACTAAATTCTGCAGTGTATCGATTTCCAGACTTTTCTATAGTACGTATCATCCCCGATGCGTCACTAACAGGTACTTTACCAACACAATTACCGTATTTAATAGTATTAGATTGTTCTTTTAAATACTGTCTTTTTGTCGCATTTTCATGAAGATTTAAAATTCTTTTTCTTTCTTCATCATTTATACTAAATTGATTCATAATTTTAAACTTATATCATATAAATATAACTATTATAGTAAAGTATCACAGTTATTCCAAACTAAAGTATTTATAAAATAACATGAAGTTTATAACTCTATTAATAGAAGGTAAAAAGGAACGTATAATAGATAAGTTCAGACCACAACTTGAGGGTCTGTCTGATGATGCTATATCACTTGCAGAACAAATTATAGATAATGACCCTAGTGTAACTAAGAAGTACTCTGAGTGGGCGATTAAAAAGTTTATAACTATAGGTAATAGGGTATCGTCATTACGACATACCACAGATGAAATTAGTGAAATTGTTAAAAATTATCACAGTATAGTCGATAGACTCTCTAAAGAAAAAGTTGAAAAAATGATGGACGAAGATGAGAGCGAAACGATATTTTACTCTGAAGATTCTAAAAATAAAGTTTTAAGAAGTCCAAAAGATATAAACTCTTTCGATACTGTATATGAGTTACAGAAATTTTTAAATTTTTACGATAAATTTCAATTTCTTTCAGACCAAGAAGAGAAAAGTAAAAAGGAATCTGAAAAGTTATATGAGGATGATAGATTTTTAATTATTAGACCATTATCACATACATCATCTTGTTATTACGGAGCAAACACCAAATGGTGTACTACTACACGAGATAACGAAGACTACTTTAACAGATATACATCAAAAGGTAAGTTATATTACATAATTGATAAAAAGTCCTCAGATAGGACTTATGGGAAGATGGCGCTTTTAATACCGTTTGGTAACGGTACACCAGAAGTATATAATCAACAAGACGGTGGTGAAAGATATACGTTCTTATTAGAAAGATTTGCACCTATTAAAGATGAAATTCAAAAATTGACTGAAAAGGGTGATGATTATGAAACCCTAAAAAAGGTTAAGGGTAATCCTAAACTATCGATGTATGAATCTTTAAATTCTGATTTCTTTGACCGTTTTGATGGTGAAGATGTAATACTTAATTTTAGTGATGAATTGACAAACTTTTTAAAGTTAATGGAGGAAGAGATAGGTGAAGACGTTATAAGTCATTACAATTGGGCTTATGAAAATCCAAACGGTGATTTCTTTTATGAAACTTATAGATTTGATGATGATATGAAAGAAGGTTATCCTTTATATACCCTAAACGAGGAACACGTTGGTTTATTACGTTCTATCGTTGAGATTATGGAGCCAGAATTATTAAAGTACTTTGATGGTGATACAATAATTAGAAATGGTGATGGAGATGTGATATTGGCTAAGTTTATAGAAGAAAGACTTCCTAAATTTTATGAAGAATTTAGTTACTTATACTCACAAGCCGAAGATACATCCATACATGAGGGAGTAAAAAAGTATATTGATGAAAATGTATGTAACCTTTATGACGATGTGGGACTAACAAGTGTAGATGATAGTAGTTGTTTTGACCAATACAAAATAAGTGTAGATAGATTATTGGAAATGTATGAAGATGACTTGGAGTATCATAAAGATTTATCTATACAACAAGTCTTAGAGAATTATATACATAGAAATATAGACCTTAATGAACATATTTTAGAAATCTACCACGAATATCAGGACCATGAAGTGTTCAGTGAAATGTTTGATAGTGAGATGACTAATCTTTTGGAAAATGTTTTAGAGGAAATGGAATCTGATGACGAAGTGGTGTCAGATGCTAGTGAGTATAGAAGGATACTAAACTATATATCTAAGAATTTTGGGTTAGATAAACCATATCCGATTAAAACATCAGATGATGGTACAGAAATTATATTTAAAGGAGTTAACCCAAAAAATTCTAAAATTAATTTTATTTTAGTCCACAAAGATGGTGAGAAAAAAATGGGTAGTGCGAAGTTGTCAACAATAATTAAACTGTTGAACAACTACACACTGTTTTCCCCATTTTAAAACTCCTCGTTTTCCAACAAACGTTCACGGATAAGGAGATACAAATCACCCATATCCTTTAGACTCAGAGAGATTACATCACCAGTCGACTTAGATTCAATCTCAATCTCGTCCTCACTGATGTGAAAGTAGTGGTTATCACCATCAACCCAATCAGTTTCCTTGTAGTTGTAGTCATCATCTTCGTCTTCGTAATTAGTAAACAAGTTACCTTGACCGTAGTAGTCATATGTAGGACGGACATAAGTGTACTCATACTTCGTATTACCAAGCTCCTTAACAACGCCGACAGCCAAGTTAAACGCATCCTCTACGTCCTTCACAACAACAAACTCAGAAGAGGTATGCATGTTGTAGTACCCACAAGAGAAATTAATACAAGAGAAATCTCCTTTCATCTTAATTTGAGATACATCAGTGTATGGATGGGATTGAAGGTATGGGGACACACCCATAGAGTTTTCAAAGACGGGGATAATGCGATTAATAAAATCACCTTTACTTTCAAACAAACGAACCCCCGAACAAACTTCGGTAACCAAATGATTTCCAGGTGCGTCAAATTGAATCGCATATCCCACATCCTTGAGGAACTCAACATCACACTCTTTCGAGCCGTGACACCCAGTCTCTTCTGATACGAAAAGACCGACCTTTACATGTGACAAAGTGCGAAGGAGTTCGAGTGCCAAAAAAACACCACATTTATCGTCACCACCGATTCCCGTTGGATTCCCTTGTGGTGTATATCCCTTTAGAGATAAGTTTAGTTCTTCAGTAAACGTTCGACCAAAAGTGGGGGGTTTTTCGAGATTTTCCTCCTCTACAACAATGTCATCAACCAACTCATGAACCGTATCTGTGTGAGCAACAAACATCGGGTAAAACTCACCATCAGGTAGCGTACCTTTAGTGGCATAAACGTTGTTCATTGGGTCATTGTAATACGTCACTCCATCAATCGTCTCAAGAACACTAATAATGTAGTCTACCATCCCATCTTCCTTATAGGTTTTTGTGGGAACTGAGAGAACTTCTTTAAGACGATTGAGCTGTTCGTTTTTCATTTTGTGGTTGATTTGAATACAAATATAAAAAACTTTTTTCGTAAAAACAAAAAAAAGGGGAATTATTTCCCCTTTTCTAAAACTACTTCTTCTTTTCCTTTCATTTTCAGTTTACAAGGTACGCCTTCTGTGATATTACCTCTAAGAACTTCTTCTGAAATCAAATCTTCGATTTTCTCTTGAATTGCTCGTTTAATTGGTCTTGCCCCATATTTTTCATCAAAACCTACTTCTGATAAGAACTTCTTAACTTTATTGTCGATGGTCACTTCATATCCGAGACGGTCGAGTCTACGGTCTAGTTTAGACAATTCAATCTCTACGATTTGCTCAACTTCATTTTCTCTTAGTGGGTTGAAGATTACTACCTCATCTACGCGATTCAAGAACTCAGGAGTGAAGTGATTTTTCAACTCTTTCTCCAACAAAGCCTTCTTCATTGCTTCGTTATTTGAGATTCGTGTTGTAGTGTCGAATCCAACACCTGAACCGAAGTCCTGTAGTTTCTTAACACCAAGATTGGAAGTCATAATAATCAGACAGTTTCTGAAATTAATCTTTCTACCGAAAGAGTCTGTTAGGTGACCGTCATCCATCATTTGTAGGAGGATTGAGAAGATGTCTTTATTTGCCTTTTCAATCTCATCAAACAATACTACTGAGTATGGTTTGTTTTTGACTGCTTCGGTCAACTGACCACCTTGGTCATATCCAACATAACCAGGAGGGGAACCAATCAATCTACTCATAGAGAATTTCTCTTGGTATTCAGACATGTCAACACGGATTAACGAATCCTCATCACCAAAAATTTCTTTTGCCAATTGTTTGGCTAAGTGTGTCTTACCAATACCTGTGGAGCCCAAGAAGATAAACGAACCGATTGGACGACTTGGGTCTTTAATACCCACACGGTTTCTACGAATTGCTTTTGAAATCGTCTTAACCGCGGCTTCTTGACCAATTACAGATGAGTTAAGGTTACTCTCCAAATCCAACAGACTCTCCTTATCGTCTGCATTTAATTTAGATAAAGGAATCTTAGTCATATGTGAAACTACATCGTAAATCATTTCTTCGGTGATTTCTTTACGCTCCTCATCTTTTCTTGAATCAAACTTTTCTTTCTCATATTCAAGTTTTTCGATAATCTTACGTTCTCGGTCACGTAGTTGAGCAGCTTCCTCGTACTTCTGACTCTTTACAACCTGAATCTTCTTATCTTTAATTTCAAGGGCTTCTGCTCGAAGTTCTTCGATGATTTCAGGAAGTTTAACGTTGATTTGTGCACGAGCACCAACCTCATCCATAATATCGATTGCTTTGTCAGGGAATTCCCTATCGGTAACATAACGGTCCGCAAGTGTTACACACGTCTGAAGTGCCTTATCTGTGTACACGACCTTGTGGTGGTCCTCATAACGAGACTTCAAGTTCTGAAGAATTTCTAAAGTCTCATCAGGAGTTGAACCGTCAACCATTACCTTTTGAAATCTACGTTCCAAAGCACCATCCTTCTCGATATTCTCACGGTATTCATCGAGGGTGGTTGCACCTACACATTGTAGTTCACCTCGAGCCAATGCGGGTTTAAAGATGTTGGATGCATCTAAAGAACCTGAGGTATTACCTGCACCAATAATTGTGTGAATTTCATCGATAAAAATAATAATATCATGATTATCTTGAAGTTCATCAAGAATTACCTTAAGTCTTTCCTCAAATTGTCCACGGTACTTAGTACCTGCAACAATAGATGTCATATCCAAAGAAACGAGTCGTTTATCACATAGATTTTGAGGGCAATCACCCTCAAAAATTTTCATAGCTAAACCTTCTACAATTGCGGTTTTACCACAACCTGGCTCACCAATAATAATTGGGTTATTCTTCTTCCTACGAGAAAGAATTTGAGCGATTCTTTTAATCTCACTGTCCCTACCAATTACAGGGTCAAGTCTTCCTTCTGAAGCTAGTTTCACCAAGTCCCTCGAAAAATTGTCTAGTACAGGGGTCTTAGATGAACTTTGTTGTTCTTTCTTTTTTCTTGGTCCTTTATCGTTTGGGTCTACTGATTCTATCATATTTAAAAATTATTTAGTTCAATTATAGTAAAGATTATACCACTAAATCAACTATTGACATTTTGTCAGTTCATTTTTAATTTGTATGACATAATGTCAGTGTAATGGTATAATTTATCGTTTGGCACGATATTCATAATATGAGTGTAAAATTAATAAACTTAAATAAAAAAACCAAAAATGTTACGTAGAAAATTTAATTTTAATGACTTGTTCTCTGAGTTTGACTCATTATTTGATGGATTCGGTTCCTATAACAACCCTATGGTCGTAAGAGGTAAAAAAGATGTTGATAGTGGTGAAGATGAGAATGGTGCTTGGACAAAAGAAACATTTACATCAGAAGATGGAACCTATCAGGTAACTTCCATTTACCGTTATGGTAACACAGCACCTAAAAAAGATTCAAGTGAGGTTTCAGTATTAAAAGATAAAATGAACAAAGCTGTAGAATCACAAGACTACGAAACTGCAGCTCAACTGAGAGATAAGATTAATTCTATCGAATCTAATAAAGAAAAGATTCAGGAATTACAATCACAATTAGATGAAGCAGTTTCTAAACAAGATTTTGAAAAAGCAATCAAACTTCGAGATAAAATTAAGAAGTATAACTCCTAATAAATAACCCCTCATACAAACTGAGGGGTTTTTTATTCTCCTAAGTATTTATAGTAAAATGTTATTATGAACAAACATATTTTAAATGAAGTAAGACGTAATCGTGAGTTAATGGGTATTACAGAATCGGAACTTGATGAGCAAGGGTTTTTAAGAGGAATAAGAGATGGTATAAAAAAAGGTTTTGAAAAAGGTAAAGAATTTATTAAAGACAGGTTAAGTAAATTTAAAACGGTAGAAGAACCAAGCACTGTTAATACAGAAGTTGAGATTGAAAATGAGAACATTAATGTACCGACGGTGTGTGGGATGGAGTATTTTATTGGTCCGAAAGAAACCGTCTTTTCTAAAAAATCTATAGACGCGAACATAGCATGTAGTACATTATATCACGCCCTATCACATTGTAGACCAGAAGGAGGTTCAACATTTAAAACGTTAATACAGTTTGGTACTATGGATGGTTATGGTAAAAAGGATGGTACTAAAATAATGACCACTTCGGGTACAGAAGAAGATGCATATGTATGTAAATTTAGAATTGATAATACTATAATAGGTGCGTGGATGGATGATAATGATAAATCTGATAGAAAATAATATTTATGAGTATAAAAACGGAAAGAATAATAGGTAAAAAAATAATCTGTGAGATTGATTCGACGACACTTAGAAAAGTTGAGTACGACACCTCAAATAGGAAGTTACTAGTAACATTCAAAGGAGATATTCAGTATGAATATGAGGATGTTCCACACTCAGTTTTTACTAAGTTTAGAATGGCAGAATCCCAAGGTAGTTTCTTTAATAAAGAAGTTGCAAGAAAATTTACTTACAATAAAATAGAAAAAAATGGATAATATAATTAGTAGTTTTTTTGTTAAAGATACTTTGAATCCTGAGATTTGGGAAAATTATGCTGACGTAGAGTCATCAGAAATGAAACCAGAAATAAGAGATGGGTTATTAGATATTGCGAATAAATTCGTAGAATTTTTAGGTTTTGATATTTTTATACAGGACGTAACAATGACGGGTTCTTTAGCTAATTTTAACTGGTCAGAGTATTCTGATATCGACTTACACATAATTTATGATTTTAAAGAGTCGGGAGAACAAGAAGAACTATTTAAAGACTTATTTAATTTAAAAAGAACTGTTTTTAATTCCCAACACGATATTACAGTAAAAGGTTATGAAGTTGAATTATATGTTCAAGATATGAATGAACCACATATGTCTACAGGTGTCTATTCAGTATTATATGATGAATGGTTAAAACAACCAGTAGCAAAAGAAGTTAAAATAGACAGAAAAAAAATAGAAGATAAATCACATCATTGGATGGAAATTATCGATAATACTATTGAAGATTTGGAAGTTGGTGATTTAGACGACTCTGTTGAAAAACTAGACTCGGTTAAAGATAAAATAAAAAAGTTTAGGACGAGTGGTCTTGAAAAAGGAGGTGAATATTCTTACGAAAATTTAGTTTTTAAATTTTTAAGACGTAACGGGTATATCCAAAAACTTTTTGATTATAAAAATAATTTGATAGATAAGAGTCTATCAATACAAGAAAATTTAAAGTAATAGATAGTAAATATTAGAAAATACTAATTTATCACATATTTATTTATAAAAATATCATCATGGCAGGTTTTACAGCATGTACCCAAAGCGCGTCAACAACGTATAACTTATATTCAGGTAGTACACCCACAGTACATTCAGTGGCAACTGTGGAAGTATACGTCTCAGGTAATACTTGGGAGACTCAAGAAAGAATTCAATGTGGAAGCGTGAAACTTGGAGGAAATGGTGTCTTTATGTAATTAACGAATTTTAAAAAACAAAAATATGGCAGATTTAAACCCTTTAGGAAGTGAAAAATTACAAGGTATGGAGAAAATTAACCGTATCCTTGAAATTGCTCGTTATAACGAGCCTTCACAAAATATAAATGAAAGTAAAGCCGACTATACAATTCAATTAGCTGACGGTAATTATTACGGTATTGTAAATGAAAAAAATGGATACATTGTAAAGTCAGGAATTAACGAATCCGAAATGGATTATCGTGAACCAATGAAAAACAGAAAATACCACAGGTCATATTCTCAGGCAATGAAACAAATAAACCTTTTAGCTGGTGAATTAAATAGACTACATGAACATAGTGAAAATATTAATTTAATCGGTGAGCAAAAAAAGTTTGTTTTAAAAACACCTGAATCTGAAATGAGCGACATGGGAGATGCACCTGAGGCATTACCCGCACCTGAAGAGGGTGGTGAAGATTTAGATTTAGACTTGGATTTAGATACTCCTGAAGGTGACGAAGAGTTAGATTTAGATATGGATTTAGGTGATGAGTCAGAACCTGAGGGCGTTGAAGGAGAGGAAGAAGATATTTCTTTTAAATTAATTCAAAAACTAACAGGGAAGTTAGGTCAAAAGTTAAGAACATTAGATTCTCAAGAAGGACTATCTTCTGAAGACATTAAGTATGTTTTAAATTCAGTTATATCTGCCGTGAATTTAGAAAACTTATCAGAAGAAGACTTGGAGGATGTTTTAGCTAATTTTGAGGATGAGGAAATTGATTACGGAGTTGAGGGAGAACTTGATATAGAAGCAGGTGATGAAGAAGGTGATGAGTTAGATTTAGACTTAGATATGGAAGAAGAACCTGTGGGTGATGAAGAATTAGGCGAAGGTCATGGAATTAATAATGTTTTAGACGAAGTCTTTACTGAATCTAAGATTGATAAGGTAATATCAAAGTATTTCATAATTTCAGAAGAAGAAAAAAAAGAAACTGAGTCAAAAAACATAAAAAAGTTTATCACAGAAAAAGTAAATAAAGTTAAAGTTAAGTCTGAAGTTAAAGAAATGTCTGAAACTTTAGAGCAAGAATTAACTTCAGAGTTTATCATGAAAGAAAATAAAAATTCTAAGTTTTTAGGTAAAACAAACAAAAGTAACTTAGTATTTGAGGTTGACGGTAAACAGTTGAAAGTATCACCTAATGGGGAATTATTATGAGGTTAGTCTACGTCAACGAATTGGGTCCCAACTATAAAGGGGATAATATCTATGAGTTTATATTCTCTGACGTAGAAGAAGTGTGGGGTGAAGATTGGGACTCTGAACCAGCTTCAGGAAAACCTTTACCTCCCAATATTGAATATATTAAAAAAGTTGGTGTTTTGAGAAACTCAGATATTGAGTTGGAACTAGTTCAAAACTCCGACTTTTTTTCTGTTTATGACGCAGTGGAAGGTGTTATATCTTTAGGATGGGAAAAATCCGATTCTGAGTTTGTAGTTGATAGTAACTATAAAAGATTGGTCTTCAGGTATGGAGATACAATTAAATCCGTAGAAGATAAATTATATGAAAGAGATATTGTCCTTTCATATGAGAAAAGTTTTGTAAACCATGAAGAATAAAGAAAAAAAAATCGTAAGACTTCTTGAGGAGGGTTTCTCATATGAAACTATTAAAAAGATGTCTAATTTACATATTAATAAGATATACGAAAGTATTGAAGAAGCGGAAACTACTACTGTAGAAAAGACAACGTATAGTAAAACTGAAATTGATAAACTGAAAAGAGATGGGGGTCTTAATGTTAATGGTACAGTTATACCTAATGAGGATGGTTCAGTTACTGTAACAAAACAAATGGAAGAAGAAATTGACTCATCTAATGCATTAGGTAAATTAGCGATGCAAACAGCTACAGGTCAAGAAATGCCTCATGATGCGGATGATATGGCTCCTGATGGTATGGATGATGATTCTGATAATAATAGAAAAATGATGTCTAACGAAGAGTTCTTTGGAGATATAAATGAAGATGAAGTATTAGAAGAATTATTCGGTAGTTCGAAGAAAAAAATGAAAACACCTATTACTACATTAGGTATGTTCGAAGAAACAGAAGAAAAGGTTAGACAGATTGAAGAAAGTATCTTATCTTTGATTAATAAATCACAAGGTAAGATGTTTACTAAGAAAGATATTCTTGAGCAGGGACCAAGCATTGCACCTGTGAAACCAACAGTTAAACCTGGAGTTAGACCTGAAAGAGGTACTCCGTACAAACCAAAACACAGTCCAAAACCTAAAGCGGGTACGGAAGTTAAACCTGCAAGACCAACAGTTAAACCAGGAGTTAAACCGGAGAGAGGTACGCCATACAAACCAAAACACAGTCCAAAACCGAAGGCTGGTGAGGAACAAGGTTTACCTGAATTCCTTAAGTTTAACAACTTAAATATTAAATTCAGAGATGAGTAAGTTGACAAAAAATATTATTAATTCTATCAAAGAACAGATAGAATATGATGGTCCTGAAAGAATGGACAGAGAAATAGAAAGAAAGATTTCTAGTGGTGAAACTCCTTTATCAGATAATCCTGCATTACCAGGAAAAGAAGAAGATGAATTTGATAATTCGTTTGCCGAATTGGTAGCCTCAGAAAGATTTAAACAGGTAGTTGAAAAGGTAAAGCGTTATACTGGTATGGAGGACATATCAGGTCAAAACGCATTTATGCAACTTCAGATGATGTTGATGCAGTCAGTACAAGAGGTAAAGTCTATAGAATCCAATAATGAAGGATTTTTAGAACAGTTAGCTGTTGATTTAGTTAAGAAAGAATTATCTATACCCGACGATGCTTTTCAATATGATGTCGAACTAACATCGATGCCAGGTCAAATAGATACTTCACAAATGATATCAGAACCTGAAGAAATTGATGATGAAGAGGTACAACAACAGTTTGGTATAAGTTCTGATGAAGCTGAAGATGATTTAGAAAATTTTATGGCAGCTTTTGAAAAATTCGATTTAGAAAAGGCTAAAAGAAGATTTATTAATTCTTTAATACAAGGTGCGTCTAAAAAAGGTCATTATATGTTTCATTTAGTTGAGGAACAATTAAACACTATTAACCCTCGACTATTGAATCTTTATGGAGTATTAATGTCAATTAATGACCTTTTATATTGGATTATGCCTGACCAAATGATTATGGGTGCCGCGAGTAGTGGAGAAGGAGTACAAGGCTCAGAAGAAGTAGATGATACTACAGACCCACCAACAATTAAGGCTAAAGGTTTATTCTTTCCTGTGTTGGTTCACGAACTTATAAAAGGTGTTTATGAGGTTTTAGGTACACAAGGTCTACCAGATGACCCTAAAGCTGCCGAAATGGTTATGGGTCAAACAGACACTTTACCTTATGAGGTTTGGGATTTAAGGTTAGGTCCTGTAATATGGGATAAATTCACACAATCATATCCTGATAAATTATATGAGGATGATATGAGAGAAATACAAAATTATTTATTCTCAAGATTTTCATCATTATCTACTGATGAATTTTTTGAGGTAGCTAAAATGATTCTATCAGGTTCAGATGAAGGTAAAAACTTAGTGTCAAAAATGGTCGATGAAATTATTGACGAGTTAAAGGGATACGAATATGAAGACGCGATGTCACAATACAGTGATGATGACGATGACGATGATGATAGTGGTCTTTCAGACTTATTAGGTGATTTAGGTATTTCTTTAACATAAATTCTTACTAAAATGTCTATATGGCGTTAACTAGAGAAAAAGTATTATTAGAGTATGCGAGGTGTGTTAAAGACACCTCGTATGCGTTAAGAACATATCTACAGACTTATGACAATACACAGTCAAAATATGTACCTTTAAGATTATTTCCTGACCAAGAAAGTTTAATTAAGGATTATGATAAGTTTGAAGAGAATATAGCATTAAAGTATCGACAAGCGGGTGTATCAACAGTAACATCTGCATGGGTATCAAAGAAATTAGTAACCGCATCTAAAAGTAAACCTGAGAAAATACTTATAATCGCTAACAAACTTGATACCTCTGTCGAGATGGCGGGTAAAATTCGTGCGTTTATAGAGCAATGGCCTTCTTGGTTCGGTGTTGATTTTTCTAATGAAAAGAATTCACAAAGGCATTACAAACTTACTAATGGTTGTGAGGTAAAGTCAGTGGCAACTTCTAAAGACGCACTTCGTGGATATACCCCCACGATACTTGTGTTTGATGAGGCCGCGTTTATTGAAGCGGATAACGATTTTTGGTCTGCGTGTATGGCATCACTTTCTACAGGTGGTAAAGTGATTGTGATATCAACACCTAACGGTTTTGACCGTATATATTACTCTATTTATGACCAATCATTACGAGGTATGAATGACTTTAAGATTACCGAAATGTTTTGGTACCGTGACCCTCGATATGCAAGAGATTTAAAATTAATTAAGTGTAATGATATTGTTCATTATATGTTGAATAGAGAAGACTATAAAGATGAAGAGATAACATTAGATTATTCACATATAAATCCCATGGAAAGGGATTTTGAAGAAATAAAAACACATTTCTTGGATGGGTACAAACCATATTCATCATGGTTTGAGGGTATGGCTAAAAAACTTAAGTTTGACAGACGTAAGATTGCACAGGAATTAGAGTGTAATTTCTTGGGTTCGGGTGACAATGTTATTCCTTCTGATACGGTAGAAAAAATTAAGGAAAACTTTATTCGTGAACCTGAAAACAAATTTATGGGGGGTGCGTTATGGCAATGGAAAGAACCTGTGGTGGGTCACAAATATATTATGGGTATTGATGTTTCTCGTGGTGATAGTGAGGACTTTACAACATTCTGTATTATAGATTTTGATGAGAGAGAACAGGTACTAGAGTATTTGGGTAAGGTACCACCTGATGTTGCCGCTGAAGTCGCGTTTAAATGGGCGACTATGTATTCTGCGTTTGTTGTGATTGATATCACTGGGGGTATGGGAGTTTCTACCGCTCGTAAACTTCAGGAAATGAATTATAAGGATTTGTATGTTGATGGTATAAATGCTGCTGACAAATGGAAATACAACCCAAAAGCGATAGAAAAAATACCAGGTCTTAATTTTAATTCAAAACGTGTTCAAATTGTTGCGTCATTTGAAGAAGCCTTAAGACATAACTTTATTGTTCGTTCTTCTCGTTTAATGAATGAATTAAATACGTTTGTATATATTAACGGAAGACCTGACCACATTAAAGGGCAACACGACGACCTTATCATGGCAATGGCTATGGCGATATATGTTGGTGAAAACTCATTTACACAACTTGAAAAGGTTACTGAACAGACCAAGGCGATGATGGAGAGTTGGATGGTCAATGAAACTCCTGTTAAAAATTCATCTAAAGACTTTAATCCTGGTTTACCCGTCATGCCAAACAATAACAATCACTACCGACCAAATGGAATCACAAAACAAGATTACGAACAATATAACTGGTTATTTGGAGGTAGAAGAAGATAACCTTTAATTAATTCGGGTAAAGTTTATATTTATCTAAAAAACTATGGCGGAAAAGAATAATTATACGATTTGGCAAAGGTTAACAAGAGTATTTGGTCCCGATTCAACTTTGGACCAACAACCACCCGTATATAACTTCGACAAAAAACAAATACTCAAGACAACTAATAAACAAGAGTATGAGAGAGAGAAGTTACAAGCACAACAAACCCTTTATTTAGGTCAACAATGGCAAAAGATTGAAAACAATCTTTATACACAAGCAGTTTATTATGAACCAACTCGTTTAGCCTCCTTTTATGATTATGAAAGTATGGAGTATACTCCTGAAATTTCCGCCGCCTTAGATATATACTCAGAAGAATCTACTACTCCCGATGAAGACGGTTATATGTTACAGATATATTCGGAAAGTAAAAGAATTAAATCTGTTTTAGGTGATTTGTTTAATAACAGATTAGATATTAATACTAACTTACCTATGTGGACAAGAAATACATGTAAGTATGGTGACAATTTTGTTTATCTGAAATTAGACCCTGAAAAAGGTATTATGGGTGCACAACAACTACCTAATATTGAGATTAATAGACAGGAGAGAGGTATGAAAATGAAGCCTGAACGTAACTCAACAAATACGGAGAATGATGCGCTAAAGTTTTTATGGCAAAATAAAGACATGGAATTTAATACTTGGGAGATTGCTCACTTTAGATTATTAGGTGACGATAGAAAACTACCATACGGGACATCTATGTTGGAAAAAGGTAGAAGAATTTGGAAACAGTTAATACTATCAGAAGATGCCATGTTAATCTATAGAACATCGCGAGCACCTGAAAGAAGAGTATTTAAAGTATTTGTTGGAAATATGGACGACAAGGATGTTGAACCATACGTAAATAGAGTGGCAAACAAATTTAAGAGAGACCAAGTTGTAGATTCGAGTAACGGAAATGTCGATTTAAGATACAATCAAATGGCGGTCGACCAAGACTATTTTATTCCCGTTAGAGACCCTAACGCACCTAACCCTATAGATACATTGCCAGGTGCACAAAACCTATCTGAAATTGCAGATATAGAATACATTCAGAAGAAACTTTTAACATCTCTAAGAGTACCCAAAGCATTCTTAGGATTTGAAGAGGTTGTTGGTGACGGTAAAAACTTATCATTACAGGATATAAGATTTGCTAGAACTATAAACAGAATTCAAAAGTCGATGATTCAAGAACTAAATAAAATTGCAATTATACACCTTTACCTTTTAGGTTTTGAAGATGAATTAGGTAATTTTACTTTAGGTCTTACTAATCCTTCTACACAAGCGGACTTACTCAAAGTTGAGCAATGGCAACAAAAAATTCAATTATATAGAGATGCTGTTACTGACCCAGGAACTGGTATCTTACCCGTTTCCTCATCTTGGGCTAAGAAGCACATACTTGGTTTTAGTGACGAGGAAATTAAATTAGACTTACAACAACAAAGAATCGAAAAAGCGGTTGCTGCCGAACTTGAAAAGACATCCGAAGTTATTAGTAAAACTGGTGTATTCGCAAATATAGATAAACTATATGGTAATAAACCAGGTGAAGGAGGTGACCCATTAGGTGATGAAACAACTGATTCAGGTACAGGTGATTTAGGTGGTGACTTAGGTGGTGACTTAGGTGGTGACTTAGGTGGTGACTTAGGTGGTGATTTAGGTGGTGATTTAGGTGGTGATTTAGGTGGTGATGAAGGAGGGGGAGACACTGCGCCCGAAGAAACTCCAACCGAAAGACTAGTAAGAAATAAAGACTTAGATTTATTAGTCGAGGACGACTTAATAAAAGGTAAAAGTATATTAGACTTATCTAAAGGTAGACAGTCTTTAGGTGAAATAGAAAAAAAGTTGAATTCACTTCTAAATGACTAAATTGTGAATAATACTACTTACATGATATTTATATAAAAAAATATCATGACATCATTCGGAATCATCAAAACCAAGATTGAAAAGTTATTCGAATCAACTTACGGAAAACAAGATTTTAAAACTCATATTAAGTCATTTAAATCTATGATACTTGAAAATAGTGACTTATGTGAAGTATATTTTATTTACGATGAATTATCATCTAAAAAAGGTTTAAACGAAACTATTGTAGACGAGTATATCTCTGAATCGTTTGAACAACTAAGAAGTTTAATTGATGATAACCAAAATGAAATTAATAAGATTAGTCAGTGGATTAACCAATTAGTTATTGAAACTAATAACAATTACAGTGATATCGATATTCAAGTTTATACTAAAAATGTAACTAAAAATCTAGAGTCATTATTAGAATCTAAAAATAGAATTAAGAAAAATTTATTAAGTAATGATATAGTTGAAATAAATGAATCTAGTTTGAATATACCTATTTCTTCTATGTTACAGATTGCCACTAAAACATTTAATAAAGAGTTTTCTTCACTTAATGAGGAAGAGAAAAAGGAGTTTAAATTTTTTACGTCACTAAATAAGAACCAATTAATAGAGGAAATAGATAAGTCTAAGAAATCTGTCTATAGTAAATTAAGTAATAATTTAAATGAATCTAACGATAACGAACTTAAAGAAAAGATTCAAAAAACTTTAAATAAAATAAACGAAACTGATTATACCCTTACATCTCTTTATAGACTTAAGCAATTAGAAAAGGGGTTATAATGAAAAGATTTTTTACATCATTATTAGGTGACGTTGATGGTCAAAAGTCATCAAAAAGGTTTGTTACCATAATCGCATTTTTCATGATGTGTATTGCCTTTGTTGCTAACATTTTTATGGATATACCGTTACAAAAATATGTGTGGGACGGTATGATGTATATTGTAGGTGCGGGGTTAGGATTTACCACACTTGAAAAATTTTCAAGAAGTAAAGGAGTTGAAGAATAATGTATTCTAACTCTTAAAGGTCGTTTCTCTTCTTATTCACATAAATTGCTTTTTTCATTTTTTCTCTTTTTTCCACTGAATCCTTTGTGTACTCCTTATTTTTATTAAGGTTCTGAAGTTGCTTAGTCTTGTAAACTTTATATTTGTAGTTTTTAAGAGCCGCCTCTATATTCTTATTTTTCACCTTAATAATTAGCATATATAAATTTGTTTATCTATAAATATATGTTTTTGACATATAACTACAAATATAGTATATTTAATACAAATCAATAAACTTTGTAAGTATGAATTTATATGAAAAAAGGAAAAACGTCACAATTAAAAATATTCAATGACTCAAAATGTTATTACGGTACAGTAGATGCCAAAAATTTAAAAACAGTTTATATTGTTTTACAATCATGGGTAGAACCCATAAAAGAGTTTGAGAATTGGGATAGAGCGACAGGGACTATGGAGCGTAATATTAAACACGTCTTATTAGAAGTTTTAAATACCGAAGTTTTCGAAAAACATAATATAGTGGATTTAGATTTAAGAAGTAGTGGAATACAAAGAGGTAAAAGAAGTTTTATGAACTTAGAAATCACCTTATATCTTAAAAATCACTTAGATTTTAAATCAACAAAACTAAAAGAAAATATTAAAAAAGTCATTCAAGCAGTATACACCGATTGTTTAAGAGGTATGAAGTATTTTGAAATACACAAGAGTAAAACGACAAAAGAAGTGGTCTGATATATTTATAAAGAAAAAACATGAAGATTTTAGGACCAAACGATTCAGGTAAAGGTATCTTAGTAGAGTGGGATGCCGGATTTGTAAATCCTAACGATAGCCGTAATTCACAAGTTATAAAAGAGTCTTATGGTCAATTAGACCATTCAAAACCATTTGAGTTTTACGCGACGTTACAAAAATACGATACCCCCAATAGAAACGGTAGAGTGTATCCTGAAAAGATTTTACGTAGAGAAGCTGACGTTTATAAAAAAGCAATCGAAAAAGGATTATCAATATCTGAACTTAACCACCCTGAATCATCTTTGATAGATTTGGACCGTGTCTCACACTTAATCACAGACGTATGGTGGGAAGGTAACACACTTATGGGAAAGATTAAATTATTGACATCACCTGGATTTCATACAGAGGGTGTAGTTTCGTGTCCAGGTGACCAAGCGGCTAATTTAATGAGACAAGGAGTCACTATGGGTGTTTCTTCTCGTGGTGTTGGCTCATTAGTAAAGAAAGGTGAAAGAAATGAAGTACAAGACGATTTTGAATTAATCTGTTTTGATTTAGTTTCATCTCCATCTACACCAGGTGCATATCTATTCTTAGATAAAAATGATAAGGGTAAGTATGAAGAAAGTTTAGAGGAAGAGACTCAGTTAAGGTCACAAGAACCAAAGATTGATGGTGGTTTAGGTAAAAGTGTTGACTTAATGAAAAGACTTTCCGATTATTTAGGTTATTAAACCTTTTAAATAAAAAAACATGGACGAAAAGTATTTTGTGGCAAAAGTTCAGTATGACCTCCCTGATGAAAACTCAGGTAAAATTAAAAAAGTTAGAGAAGAAAAACTTGTTAAGGGTTTTAACGTAACTGACGTTGAAGCTAAAGTTACTCAAAGCTTTAAGGATTTTGTTTACGATTGGAGAATCACAGCGTGTGTTGAGAGTAAAATCGACGAGGTGTATGAGTAATTTAAAATAAAAAAAGATTTTTGAATCGGGGTTATCCCCGATTTTTTTTTGCTTAAAGTTATTAAAAAAACACTTTTTTCATATTTAACATATTTATATGATAACTATAATAAACTTTTTTGCAAAAAAATAATATGGCAGACAAAAAAAACCTAGTTGAAGAAGCTTTATTGCAGATGGAAAATCTACAAGAAGCCATAACTAATAATGCAAAAGGAATACTTGCTTCTACTATGAAGGAAGAAATCAGTGAATTAGTAAAAGAATCTCTTAGTGAAGAAGAGGTTGAAATGTCTGA